TCGCGGGCCTTCTCCGAACCCAGGTCCAGTTCGCCGTCGCGCATCTTCAGCGCCCCGGCGTGATCCTTGATGGCTTCGGTGGTGTCGTCGATGCTCTGCTCGAATGCCGACATCGCAGAGCCCGCGGCCCGGTTGACGTCGTTCAGCGCGGTGATCGCCTGGCGCAGGCCGTCCGCGGACTGCTTCTGTGCGTCCAGCTTCGCCGAGGTCTGTTGGGCGGCCTCACCGAACAGGCCCATCGACTGGGCGGCCAGTTCCTGCTCGAACCGGGCGTCCGCCAAGGCCGACTTGTAGTCGTCCATCTGGCCGCTGATCTCCTTGGCGGAGAAGCCCTGGTTCTTCAGCTTGTCGGACAGATGCTCCAGGGCGGACGCGGCGAGGTCGGCCTGCCCGTTCTTGACGAGGTTCGCGAGCGCCTTGTCGACCGCGTCGATGTTCTCCTTGGCCTCCTTCACCGGCGTGCTGTCGGCGCCGAAGAAGGACACGATGGACTGCTGAACCTGGTCCAGGCCCTTGGGGTCGGTGACCTTCTGGAGGCTGTCCGCGAGCCCGGAGAGGTCCTTGCCGAAGGAGCGGGCCGCCTCGCCGGTCACTCGGCCGGTGTCGCCGAGCTGACGTAGCGACGTGGTCAGCTTGTCGACGTCGGGCGGGGCCTGCTTGCCCATGTCGGACAGCTCCGACAGGGCAATGAGGAGGATGCCGATGCCGGAGGCGATGAGTGTGGCTTTGGCGGCGGTGCCGAGCGTGCCGAACGCCGCGGCGAGGCCGGCCATGCCGCCACCGGCGGCGGTGGAGGCAGCGCGCAGAGCGGTGAGGCGACCTCCGAGGGCTGCGACACCGCCGGCGATGGCGGCCGCACCTGCCCCGGCCAGTTGTACGAGCTTCAGGCCGGCGGCGACCTGGATGATGATGCCGACGAGCTCGGGCGGCAGCGCAGCAACGAGTTGGGCGGCTGCGGTGACCAGGGTGAGCAGGCCGGGCCCGGCCTCGGCGGAGGCTTGCAGCAGCGTGACGACCGCGTCGGAGATCGCGGAGAGGGCTTCCCGGGCAGCGGGGCCGTTTGTGCGGGCGTAGTCCATGAACGCGGCGATCGGGCCGCTCTGGAAGGCTCCGCCCTCGGAAAGGACCCGCAGGAAGTGGATGACCCCGTCGGTCATTTCGTCCAGCTTCCGGCCGGAGAAGTCGGCGAACTTGTCGGCCATGGCGTCGAAGCCGGGCGTCTCGATGGCGCCGCCCGCGATCGTGACCAGCCGGTTCAGTTGGGTGGAGGCGGATTCGACGTGCGGGGTGAGGCGCGGGATCAGCTGGTCGAGGACGGTGATGCCGTTGGTGAGCGGCGTCATCGTGAACCCGGCCATGTCGTCGGACCAGTCACGGAAGTTCTGCTTGAGCTGCGACAGGGCCATCGCTGCGCGCTGCGCTTCGGGCGGCAGCTGGGCCAGCATCTGCTGGTACTTGATCTGCGCTTTGATCGCTTCGGCTGAGGCCCGGCCGTGCTCGTCGACGGCTTCCTGGTACTTCTTCTCCGCGTCGGCGACCTCACCCAGGCGGCTTATCTGCCCGGCCAGGGCGATTCCGAAGGCGGTCGCCCCGACGCCGGCGGCTCCGAACAGGCCGGGAAGCGGTGCCAGAGCGGTGGACAGGCCGGCCACGAGCGGTACTGCGGCGGGGGCGAGGAGCAGCAGCCCCTTCAGCATGTCCGACCCGCTTGCCCCGCCGCCTCCGCCGCTGGTCAGGCCTCCGACCCGTCCCCGTAGGCCGCCCAGTCTGCCGGTGACGCGGGTGAGGGAGCCGTCGAGGTCGTCGAGGTCGCTGCGGAACGTGCGGGTGCTTGCGGACAGGCCGTCCAGTCGGTTCTGGCCCAGTCCGGCTGCCCGGTTCAGGGAGCGCATGCCGACGGTGGCCGCGAGGGACTGATTGCGCAGCACGTCCAGCTGGTTGCCGGCGTCTCGCGCGGCGCGTTGCAGCGTGTTCAGGGTGTGCGCGGTCTGCCGGGCCTCGTCCCTCAAACGTGCCAGGGAAGTTGCCCCCTGGTTGAGGGTGCGGGTGTCGGCCGTGACCGGGATGGTGATGCCGCCGCCGGTGGTAGCGGTGCGTAGGGCGCGCTGGACGTCGGAGCGGAGGTGGGCTGCGTCGATGTTCAGGCGGATGCGGATGCCTTGCCCTGCACCGGCTGCGGTGAGGGCGGTGGCCACGTCCCGGCGGAGACGGCTGGCGTCGATGTTGATGCGGGCCCGGACCTGCTGCCCGGTGCCGGCGCTGGAGAGCGCGGCGCGAACATCGCGGCGCAGGTTCGCGGCGTCCAGGCGTACCCGGAGGCGGATGTCGCGGGAGGCTGCGGTGCGCAGGCTGGTGATGTCCCGGCGCAGGGCGTTGACGGCGCGGGAGGCTGCGCGGGCGTCGTTGGCGGTGGAGCGCAGGGTGCGGGACAGATTGGAGCCCTGACCGGTCAGCCGGACACTCAAGTTCCATTCGGACACGGTGGGCTCCTTCCTGCGCTAGTCGTGCTGGGCGGTGCGGGCGACTTCGAGGGCGGCGTGGACGCTGGTGGGGATGAGGGCGACTTTCACGCCGTGCCCCTCAGGTCCTTGGGGGACTTCCTCTTGCCGGTCGGCGATGGTCTGGCAGCCGAGGCAGCGGTGGGTGACGGCGGTGTAGGCGAACTCGTCGCCTCCGGTGTTCTCGTCCCACTCCTCGGGGCGGGTGCCGCAGGAGGGGCAGACCTGCCTGCGGTGCTCCTCCAGGGCGAGGGCTTTACGGCGGTCCAGGTCGGACCAGGTGCCGTCGCCGTGCCCGCGGAATTGGCTGTGCGGGATGCGGTAGGCCCGGCACAGTTCCATCTCGGCACGGAAGGCGGCATCTTCGATCAGCCTTTTCCCAGGTCGGTCCGCTTGCGTCGCTGGACTCCCCAGGCGACGTTCCACAGGTCCTCGGAGTCGCCCAGCGACCACGTCTTCAAGGCCTGTGTGGCGTACTCGATGGGCATGCCGTCGGTGGAGGCGGCTGCGATCAGCTCGGGTGCGAAGGTGTCGAAGTGGTAGTCGCGGCCGGCTTCTTCGTCTTCCTCGGTGGCCGGGTACTTGGCCAGCAGTTCCTCGAGCTGGCCGCGCTCGAGCGCCTGGAAGGTGAGGACCACGGTGTGGTCGTCGCGCTCGGCGGTGGCCGCCTCCAGCTCGGTGCGGGCGTTCCGGGCCTCCTTCTCCAGCAGGGCCCGGGCGTCGTTGTCGGTGTCCTTCGGTAGCCCGGCCAGGATCTCCTCGGCGCGTTCGGCGGCTCGCTTTGCGGCCTGGTAGCGGTCGCGGACGGCGGGGTCGTCGTACATGGTGAGCGTGGCCGTCGGCTTGGGCATGCCGTCGAGGCGCTTCTGCTTTGCGGCCCACGCGGTGGTGCTGCTCATTGGGAGGTCTCCGAGGGGGAAGGCCCGGCCGGGCGCGCGTGGCGCCCTTCCCGTGTACGCCACGGGCCCGGCCGGGGGCTGGTGGGGTCTCCGGCCGTTGGGTCAGGAGGACGGGACGGTCTGGTTGAACGCCGGCCGCGCGGTGATCGTGAACTGCACGGTGATCTTCGCGGCCTCGTTGTCCGTGGTGTATGCCTTCGAGTTGGACACCACGGTGACCGGGTACACGTCCATGCCCTTGGCGCTGGGCGCGTTGCCCTTGGAGAAGATGACGATGAACCCGGATGTGCCCTTGGCCAGGTCGTTTTCGATGTCGTCGGCCGTGGTGTCCTCGTAGAACGTCAGGCTGGAGTCGGCTGCGGAGTCGTCGCCGCCGATCTTCGAGACGAACGTGGACGCCATGTCGGGCGTTTCGATGGGGCTGTTCTCCAGCGACCATCCGTCGATGGCGTTGATCTGCCCGGTGTAGTCGGTGCCTGCCGTGATCTCTGCCGAGGTCGGCAGCAGCGACGTCGACGCGATCGTCGGAACGAAGAAGATCTTCGTCAGGCCTTTTCGGTTGAACCTTGCCATGGGTGCCCCTCGCGGATAGGGGCCGAGATGTGGGGGCCCCTGCTACACGTGTGTGGTGTGGCGGCCACCAGTGGTGGTGGCGTCCGCGTGGGGTCCCGCCGCGGTGCGGTGGCGCATGCCGCCCTCAGGCGGTCTTCTCCAGGTACAGCCGGTACCTGATCACACTGGTGATGATGGCATCTTCCGCGTTGTCCGTTCCCCCGGCTTCCCTGGCCTCCCTGCGGTAGCAGTCCACGTCGGCACCGACGTTGAGGGTGTGGGCGTAGCCGGGGCTGCCGTCTGCGGGGCGCTCCACCACCTTCCAGCCCTTGTCGGCGAGCCACTGGGCTTGTTCGTCGCCTCCTCGGCTGTCGGGGATACCGGGCTGGGGGCCGGAGACGAACGTGGCCTGGTAGTTCAGGACGGCGGCGCTCTGGTTGTCGGCGAGGGTGCTGGTGTCGTCGTCGCGGTCCAGTGGATAGAGGATCGTGTAGGGCGGCGGTACAGGCCGCCCGGCCGCGTCGAGGGGGATGGTGCGGCGTCCTACCGGCCGGCCGGTGAGGGTGGCGAGGAGCTGCTGGAGGCCTTGGGTGACGGGCAGTCGTTCGATCATGGTCAGCTCCCGAAGATCCGGTCGAGGGCATCCTTGAAGGCCTGCTCGTAGTCAGCCGACAGTTCCGTCACCGCGGGCTGCACGTGCGGGAACGGCGGCTGGAAGAAGTGCCGTCCGATGCTGTCGGTCATGTCGTAGAAGCCGTACTCCAAGCGCCGCCCCTGCGGCTTGGTCGTGCCGACCACGGCTCCCCCGCCGTCCGGCACGGCGAACGGCTCGACCTGCCATGAGTCCCAGTAGGCGCCGGTAATGATGTTCGGTCCAGGGCGTCCGGAGGCGTTCATGCGGATCATGGCGCGGGCCAGCCGGGCTTGTTGCTGCACGGTGCGGTTGGTTTCCGGGCCGACTCGGTCGGCGGCCTGCTCCAGGCGCGGCGCAAGGTCCTCGAGGTCCATCAGGTGGCCGTCCCGTTCTGCTGGATCTGGTCCAGGCCCGTGATCCTGACGACGCCGATCGTGCCGCCGACGGACGGGTCCAGGGCCCGCCACTGCCGTCCGATCATCGTCAGGTCCCCGCCCTCGTGGACGGTGACCACGGTGACGATGGTGTCCCGGGCTGCGATGGGCGCTGTACGCGGGGTGATGGCCTTGTAGCGGGAGCGGGTCTCGTCGGTCCACGGCAGGTTCGGGATGGGCATGGCGGTGACACCGTCCGAGGTGCCGGACACCTGGACTGCGCCGGGACCTTCGTAGATCAGGTCGCCTTCCGGGTAGGTGTACAGGCCGGTGACCGGGTCGAAGACGGGTGTGCCAGCGGCGGGCGTGGTGAAGCGCACCGTGTCGAGGAGCACCAGGCTCTGCACGACGGCGGCGATGCCGGAGAGGTCGAGGCCGGCCATCAGGTTCCTCCTCCGCCGGTGGCCCATTCGGTGAGCGTGGCGAGCATGGCCCGCGCGGTGGCGCCTTCACCGCCGCCGTAGTCGGCCCGGTTCAACGCCTGCTGGTCCAGCAGCACGGGATCCACCTCGGCGAGGAACGCGGCCACAATCTCTCCGGGGCTCTTGGTGACGCCGACCGCGACCCGGGCCAGGCCCTCGAAGGCTGCGCCGTCGGGCTGACGGGTGTGCAGCACGAGGATGGGGAGGACGCCGCCCGCAATGTCGTGCTGGAGGGTGTAGCCGGTGATGGTGCCGGGCGGCATGGGGGTGCCGTCGAGGGCGATGCTGGCGTGGCCCAGTTGGGAGTCGATGCGGACACCGTGCGCCTGCGGCTCGCTGGGGATCTCGGTCACGCGCCACCTACTTCTTCTTCCGGCCTCCGCCGGACTTCTTCAGGCCGGGATACCGCTTCGTCACTGCGGCGCGGACCTTCTTCTGCTGTGCCTTCGTTCCGTGCTGCTTGACCCTGGACAGGGCGGCTTTCGCATGGGCCTTGTCGTGGATGGGATAGGCCCGCTTGCCGGGCAGGGCGAATGACTTCTTGGGGAGCTTTTTGCGCTGCTTGGCCTTGAGCTTCGCCATGGCGGGGTCCTTCGTCGGCGGTCGGGTCGGCCGGGAAGGGAACTTTGAGCGGCACGGTGCGTTGGAACGTCACCGGCTTGCGGGTGATCAGGTTTTGCTCTTTGGCGCCGTGGCGGTTCACGTAGTACTGGTGCAGGGCGATGACCTGGACCATCCACGGTTCCCTCTCGTCAGCGGCCTCCGGGGGCCGGAAGGGCACGGTGAGGATGGTGATGGCGTGGTCGGCGGAGGCGTCGTCGGGGTTGATGTCGTTGGCGGTGAGCCAGGCGGCGATCAGCTTGCGCCGCCAGGTGGGCAGTCGGCCGTGCCCGTCGTAGACGGTGAAGGCGATGGGGGCGTCGGTCACAGGGGGGCTCCTGTGCGGATCTCGGTGCGGCCGATCAGGTCGAGGCGGGGCAGGAACTCTCGGATGCAGTGAGGGTGGGCTGTGGGGTGAGCGAGGGCGTCCTGCACGGTGCGCAGCGTCCGGTTGGCCCGGTCGGGGTCCTCGTGTGAGGTCCACCCGCACTGCGGGCCGTCCTGGACCTCGAGCCATTCGGTGCCCAGTTCGTCCAAGGCGGTGCGGGCGGCGGCGGTGTTGGCGGCGGATACGGCCTGCCAGGTGACGGCCGCCCGGGCCCAGGATTCGACGGGGTGTCGGGCGTTGTTGGCGTAGACGACGGTGCCCAGCGGGTGTTCGCGGCGCAGTGTGGTGGCGTCGAAGCGTGCGGCGTTCGGGTCACGGGCGGCGTCTTGGGCTGCTCGGAGGAAGGCGCGGGCGCGGCGGAGGGCTTCGGCGATGCGTGCGGTGAGGTCGGCGTAGTACTGGGCGGACAGGCTGGTGATGGCCGCCTGGTGCCGGGCAGTCCAGCGGAACAGGGACTGGCTGCGGCCGGCGTTGTCGAGCATCGTCCAAGCGCCCTCGCGGTACATCAGGGGCAGGTCGGTTGCTGCCCAGCGTTCTGCCGTCGCCATGGCGGCTCGGTTGAACTCGGCGAGGGAGGTGTTGAACGTGGCGATCGCTGCGCGCAGGCGTCTGCCGTTGGCGCCGGTCCGGCCCGGGCGGATGGCGGCGAGAGCGTTGAGCAGCCGGGTTTGGGCGGTGGCGAGGATGCCCCA